CTGCGGTGGCTGCTGCGACTGCTGCGGTGGCTGCTGCGACTGCGGTGCGCCACCCGGAGCGCCCATCTGAGGCTTTGCCGTCTGGCCCTGAGGTGCTCCGCCGCCAAACACGTTCGCAGGTGCCATGCCCATCTGAGGCTTTGCCGTCTGTTGCCCAGCCGCGGCGCGGGCGGGGCCAGGGCCGGAGCCCATGCCCGTCAGGCCACCGCCCACCGCGCCGCCGATCCCCCCTCCGATCTGCGATCCGAGCGGTCCGCCGATGACGGTCCCGAGCACCGCGCCCGCCGTCGAGAGTCCGCCGCCGATCAGCTGCCGCGCCTCCTGCTGCTTGCGCAGCATCTCCTGCTCGCGGCGCTGCGCCTCCATCGCGGCCGCGTCGGCCATCTGCTGTGACGCCTGCGCGCGGATCTGGCCGGCCTGCTGCTCGTACGCGCGGCCCGCGGCACGCGCGGCGCCGAAGGGGTTCGCGCCCTGGCTCGTCATGCCCGCGATCTGCTGCGCCATGTCGCGGCGCGCGGAACCGAGGCCCTGCCGCTGCTGATCGCGCGCCGCGTTCGCCACGTTCTGGTACGCGCCGTAGCGGAGCGCGTCCTGTCCGGAGGTGCCGATCGCGACCGCGGGGTTGTAGTAGTTCTGGGTCATCGCTTCGCCTCCGCGGCGAGTCTACGCCGCGCCGTGCCGCTCTTTACGCCGATCTCGAGGTCCACGCTCACGAGCGCGAGCCCTTCGCCCACCGTGGGGTACGGCGGGTCCTGGCCGGGCACCGCCTGGCCTTGGATCTGGAGCCGGATCGCGCTGCACTTCTGACGGTTGGGCCGGATGCTGAGTTCGATCCGTCCGTTCGCCGCGTCGAGCGTCGAGCACACGCTCTCGAGGAAGGTGTGCGTCTCCGCGATCGCGTCGTCGTAGTCGTAGCAGACGAACACGTTGACGTGACCGCTGAACCAGTAGCCCATGAGCGTCGCGCGCCACGCGCGCACGTACCCCTCGACCTGTCCGAGCGAGACCCACGGCGTGGTCACGCCGTTGTTGTACCCGGCCGTGGTCCAGTCTGGCGCGATCGTCTCCTGGTAGAGCGAGAACGGCGCGACGGCCTGCGAGATCGTCTCGCCGCTCACGACCTCGGCCGACGCGAGCGTGTCGGTCCACGACGCGAACTCGTCTCGCTCGTACTGCCACACGACGGCCGTGCTCGTCGTCGCCCATCGCTCGCCGTCGGCGTCGGTGTAGAGGTACCACCGCACCTCCTGCTCACCGGGCACGAGCGAGCCCACGGCGTGATAGCCCGTGGACAGATCCTTGACCTTCTCGCCGATGGGCCGGAGCTCGAGGCCGCGCGTCAGCAGCATCGGCCCGCGAAGCGACTGGAACGCCACGCCGAAAGGACCCTCGACGATGCCCGCGGCGTTCGTCGCGCCGACGTCGGACGAGAGCAAGCGCGCGCGTTGAATGCTCGAGCGGTTGCCCGCTGCGTCGCCGGGGTCGCCAACGATGATGTAGATCCGCGACTGCTTGAAGACGATGACCTTGTCGTCGAGCGCCGCGAGGCCTACGAGATCGCCGCCCTCCTGCGGCACGTCGATCGAGAGCTCGTCGGCGAACTCGGGCGCGATGCTCGCCGTGATCGGCTTGGTGCAGAGCACGGAGAAACGCGCTTCGCTCGAGAGCGCCCACAGCCGCTGTTGAGTGCTCACGATGTCCACGAGCCCGCCAGGCGCGACAGCTTCGAGCTCGTCGACCGTGTACGGCTCCGGGTACGCGATGGTGGTCGCGGTGAAGTCGCGCACGAAGTAGGCGATCGATCGCGGGTAGAGCGCGCTCGTCGTGTTCGCCTGCGGCATCTGGAACACGACAGAATCGGGAAAGTCGTTGTCGATGTCGGGGTTCCAGATGCGAGCCACCACGCGTCGATCGCTCGCGTCGTCGCCCTGCGACTGGATCACGTCGATGTAGTACGAGCGCACGTCGGATCCGTAGAGCGCGAGCGGCATCGGGATCGGGCACGCGAAGAGGAACGGGATCCAGTCGGCGCCGCTGTTGACGCCGATCCCGCCAGTGAGGATCGTGCCGAGCTGCTCGCTCTCGGCGCTGCGATGCTCGCGCCCCTGCATGTCGACCCATCCCCAGATCACGCTGAGGTAGAACGTCAACGTGTTGTTCGTGTTGACGATGGCGCTGATCGCGTCGCCTGCCTTGCCCGTGTTCCACGGCCGATCGGGGCGCTGCGGAGTGAGCTCGGTCGTCAGCTGCGTGTCCGCGCACACGGCGCCGGAGCCGCTCGCCCAGATCGTGAGGTCGGATGCCTTCGTCGCGCGACACGGCGCGTGCTGCGCGGTGCGGATGCGCGCGTGGTCCAGCTGTAGCCCCGTGATCTGCTGCGCAGGGCCGTCCGGGTTGTTGATGTCGATCGACGTGACGACGGGGTACGCGAAGTGGAGGTCGCCGTCACTGTCGGCGACGATCGGGATCGTCCAGTTGGAGATCGGCCCGTCCAGCGGATCGTCCGATCCGTTCAGCGTGTTCGACTCGCACCACAACGCGTCGCTGAACGCCGCGTGCGGCGCCGCGGTCCACGTTGTCGCGAGAGAGTCGGAGATGTCATCGAACGAGAGCAAGAAGCCACGCCTCGATGCAAAGCCCTGCACGGGCAAGAGCGCGCGGTAGTCCTGGCCCGCCGAGCCGTAGAAGATCGGCTTCCCGATCACGGCGACGTTGGGCACGAACGACGTTGCCGTGCTCGTGCGGATCGCTGCGGTGACGGTGCCCCAGATCGTCGGCGTAGCGGAGCCGTACCCGAAGAGGTAGCGGCCCGAGAACGCCGCGAGCACGCCGCCGCTCCCATCGGCCGAGCCGAGCGCGACGCGGAGCACCGTGAGATCGGGCGTCGGAAGCGTGACCGTCGTCGAGTAGCCCGACGTGGCCCCGGAGAGGCTCGGCGCCATGCCCCACACCACGCCGTCGAGTTGGCCGATGTAGAGCGTGTCCGTCACAGGCTCGAGGTAGCACGCGAGACCGCGGTCGCGGCCCGCGGTCGTGACCGTGTAGCCTGTGACGGTGCCGTCTGCGGCGACTGAGTGGATCTGCGTCCCCGCCGACGTGGGCCACACGGCGTAAGCGCGGAAGGTGCCGCTGTAGCCGGCGTGGTTGGGCGTCCCGCACACGTCGTAAGGCGTGTCGTTGGAGATGCGGCCCGTGGCGAACGCGGCGCCGCCCGCGAAGGTGTAGTCGCCATCGGCCAGCTGGTAGAGGTCCCATCGCATCGCCGAGCGCGACGTCTCGCCGATCACGATGAAGCATCGTCCAGCGTTGCCCGTCTCGAGGCCGACGACGTGCGCGCTTCGCACGTAGCCGGTGAGCGGCGCGGGGCCCGAGAGGACGCGGATCCGATCGCCGGACACGTCGTAGAACGCGCACCAGACCTGAGCGTTCGTGACGCCGAAGCCTGGCAGCCCGTTCTTGCGCAGGTACACCGGCTCGTCCACGTCGGTCCACACGACGCACGCGATGTTCTGCACGACCGCGATCGAAGGGTTCGCCGCGATGAGGCGCCCGCGCACGATCGGCGTGATCTTCTCCGAGCTCGTGCGCGGCTCGGTGGTGTTCTGCCGCGCGAACGTCGTCTCCTGCGGGTCGAAGCGCATCGAGCCGCCTGGCCCGTTCATGTGCAGCATCCCGGACACGTCGAGGACGTTGTTTGCGAGGCCGATCTCCGTGGCCTGCGCGATCTCGGACGCTGGGCGCCGCTTCGATGCGCGCCCGCGCTTGTCGAAGCGGACGTTCGTCGAGAGCGTGTTGCCTTGGACGTACGGCGCCGCCTCGGCCTCGCTCATGGAGACGCCGATCGGCACGCTCACGATCTGTCGCTCGAGCGTCACGGGATCGGCCCTCCGAGAAGACCGCTCACGGCTGCCGCGAGGCGCGTGATCGCGTCCTGCGTCGTCGTCGGCGTCGGCGATGCCCACACGGAGCCCGAGCCGCCGAACGCCGACGCGCCGGAGGCCGCCGCTTCGTTCGTGCGCGCGTCAGTGTGCACCTGATCGAGCAGACGTTGCACGGCGCCCTCGAGGCCTTCGAACTCAGGTCGACCGCTCACCTCGAGCGTGTAGCGTCCAACGCCGCTCACCACGTCACCCACGAGCCGATCTCGTCGGCGTCACCGTCGGAGATCGTCGCGTTGCGGTTCTCGTCGCGCAGCGACACGGAGAGCATGCACGTTCGCAGCGCCTCGGCGCGCTTGGCCTCCCAGACGCTCACGTCGGTCTCTTCGGCCGCGAGGATGGCGCCCACCGCGTCCAGCACGATGTAGTCGTCCATGCCGGGCGCGCACGTCAGCGGGATCGTGCTCGAGATCGTCGGCGGGTCGGGGATGTAGTCCACGCGGATCGTGTACGCGCTGTCCGGCGCGGGCAGTAGCTCGATCGACGGTGCGCCGCCAAGCGCGACGTCAGCGAGCCGGTACTTCGCCCACGAGCCCCACTGTCGCCCCGCGAGCTTCGCGCGGTCGCGCGACTCGAAGCGGTAGAGCGGCGCGTGGAACTGCACATCGCGCTCCCACGTCACGCCGCGCAGCTGCCAGAAGTCGGACGGCAACGTGTAGACGCTGACGCCCGCCGACGTGATGAGGGACACGTTCTCGGAGAGGAACTCGCCCGCGCCCTCGCAGAGCTTCGCGTAGAGGTCGCGAAGCGCCTTGTTCAACATGCCCTCGATCGTCGCGTCCGTAGGCGTCGGCGCGTACACGGTGTCGGAGAGCGTGCGGACGCGAGACGTGAGCGTCGAGAGCGTCACGGAGAAGGCCATCGAAGCACCTCATAGCAGCGGACGGAATCGAACCGTCGACCTCGCGGGTATGAGCCGCGCGCGCGACCATCGCGCATCGCTGCGACGACGCGGGGCCCCGAAGGGCCCCTCACGTCAGTAGCCGATCGGGCACATGCAGAGCATCACCGCGAGCTCGCCGGAGACGACGTTCGTCGCCGAGCCTCCGGAGACCATCGTCACCGTGAGCACGCCCGTCGAGCGGTTCACGCTGCCGCGCGTGGTCCAGTCGCCCGAGCCGAGGTTCACGTTGACGTTCCAGTACGCGAGGCCGTTCGCGCCGTAGGTCGGGACCGACCACGTGAACGTGTAGATGCCCGTTCCGGTGCGCGCGACCGTGACGGCCCCGCCGATGTTCGGTCCGTAAACCGTCGTCGTCGGATCGCCGCTGCCGTCCGTGGTGATCGTGAAGGCGAGCACCTTCGCGCCGCCCCCAAGGTTCATGGTGGTTCCGTGCTTCATCGTCGCACCTCCTGTTCGTGATCAGCGATCACGTGAGCGAGAGGTAGACGTTGTAGCCGGGCGCCGAGCACGCGACGTTGGCGTAGTAGCCGAGGCGACCCTCGATCGAGTCCTCGCTCGTCATCGTGAAGAACGATCCCGAGTCCCCGAGATGGTTGAGCGGGCCGGGGCACTCGCCGCGGCTCACGAGCTTCCAGGTGTCCAACTGCACGCCGTAGGCGATGGTGGAGGGGCAGAACGGATCCGCCATGAGCTTACAGACGCCGTTGTCCGTGTCGATCTCGACCATGCGGAACGACGAGCGCCCGGACGCGCTCTTCGTGTCCACGAAGCGGATCTTGTCCGCGAGGATGTTCTTGATCAGCGCCAGCTGGGTCGGGTGCATCACGAAGATGTCGAGCTTGGCGCCCTGGACGCGAGCGAACGCCTCCGCACGCACGAGGCGCTCGATCAGCGGCTCCGTGCCCGTGTAGCGCAGGCCGCCGAGACGCGAGGTGTCGACCGAGCGATCGACGCCGAAGAACGCCGTTGCGCCGGGCGCGCTCGAGGGCACCCACGCGCCGAGGCCCTTCATGCGCGTGTTCAGGTCACCGCTCACGTAGATGCCGTCACCGTCGGCGAACGAGATGAGGGTCGCGATGTTGTCGACGGTGATCGTCGAGGTGGATGGACCGCGCGACACGGCCGTGATCGTCGCGGTGCCGGTGCGCGCGACGGGAGGGTCCGCCGAGGTCGCCGCGCCGATCACCATGCCGACGTCGAAGAAGATCCCGTCGTTGGCGTTCGTCAACGTGATCACGTTGCCCGCCGCGCTCGAGCGCACGCCGCGCACGCCGGTGCCCGTGCGGAACAGCTGGAACGCGATCGATTCGTTCAGCGCCTTGACGGTCGAGAGCATCTCCTCGCTTCGCGCCGAGAGGAACGCGGCGGCCTCACCGCGCGACATCGAACCCGCGCCGCCCGAGGCGCGCAGCGTCTCGCCGTCGATGCGGATCACGCCGTAGTCCTTCACGGCCGTGATCGCCCACTGGACACCACGGCTGCCGTTGCTCGCGGTCTGCGCCGCCGTGAGCGTGCCCGCGCGGCCGGCGTTGTTCGCGTAGACGGTCGGATAGTTCAAGCTCTTGCCGGTGAAGTCCGTTCGCTTGCCGATCATCGACAAGAACGGGGTGTCGAGCTCGTTCGTGCGCCCGACGATGTCGGGATACATCTCCTGCAAGGCGTAATTGAACGCCGTCAGATCGACAGTCATGGATCGCTCCTCGCGACCCGCTCACGTCACCGTCCGCCGCCCATCATCTTCTCGAGGGCGCGCTCGAACCGGCTCTGCGACGAGTCGCTTGGTGGCGTGACTCTGTCGTCCGCCACCGATCGGGTCAGGGTGTTCGGCGCTCGCGCGCCGCGTGGTGCCTGGCCGGTCGGTGCCTGCTGCGGAGTGGCGGCGGTCGGCTTGACCAACTCGGCCGCCAGCATGCGGCCCCACTCGGATTCGAGGATGGTACGGGCCTGCTCGCGCACGCGCAAGTCGAGGCGCTCCGCAACCGCGTCGAGCGTCACGTAGCCGCGCTCGGCGCGGATCTCGTCGGCGATCGTATCGATGTACGGATCGTCGGGCTGCGCCGAGAGGAAGTGAGCCGCGGCCGGGTGCTTGCTCGTCGCGATCGCGCGGAGCTCCGCGAGGCTCTGTGCCCGCGCGCCCTTCTGCGCTTCGGTCGCGGCCCTCTCCTGATGCGTGCGGAGCTCGGCCAGCTGCGCCTTGAGCGCCTCGACCTCTTTCGCGGTGCCGTTGAGCTCCGCGCGCGCGACCTCCGAGAGCCTGTCGCGTTCGGCAAGTTGCTTCGCGAAGGCGATGGGGTCGCGGCCCGTCTCGCGGAGGAACGCGTGCGGATCGTCCTTCGCGAGCCGCGCGAGTCGCTGCGCCTCGACCGTGGCCTTCTCCTGTGCCGCGAGAGCGCGGGCGCGCTCCTCGAGGGCCGCCCTGTCGCGCTCAAGCTTCGCAGCCGCATCGGCGTGCGCGCGGGCCTGCAGCTTCGCGATGGCCTCCGGGTCCGGCTGCGCCTGCGCGGGCGGAGTGGTCGGCTTCGGCGCTTCCTTGGGCGCCTCGGGCGGCGGCTGCGCGGGCGGGGCCGGTGGCGCTGCGGGTGCCGGCGCGGCTGGCGTGGTGAGCGCCTCGATCGCTCTGTCCATCGCGCTCGGCGCGGGCGCATCGGTCGCCGGCGTGGCCGTCGTGGTGGTCGTGGTGGTCTCGCTCACTGGATCATCCCTCCTGCACCCTGGCCCGCGGGCATCGCGTCAGGGGACATCGTCTCGGGCGGTGCGCCCGGTGGCGCCATCGGCGCGGGCGCGGCCTCGGGCTTCGGCATCGACGCGGCGAGCATCTCTCGCGCGGCCTCGCCGTACTGCCGCACGCACTCCATCCCAGGCGAGTCGGGATCGGTGCCAAGGCGCGTCTCGAGCGCGACCGTCTGCGCGGCGAGGCGCACGGCGTACGCGAGATCGTGGAACGGGTCCGGGGCGATGTAGACGCCCTCTCGCATCATCTCGTCGATTTCCTTCTCGACCACGGTGCGCCCCGCCGACACAAGATCGAGCTCGCGATCGATGTCGGGCAGCTCGAGCAGTCGCCGCGCCTGATCGCGCTCGATCAAGCCTGCTTCCACCATCTCCGCGACCTGCTGCTTCCGCGCTGCGAAGTCGCGCGCGAGCATCGACGTCGGGTGCGCCGCGATGATGTAGCGGTCGCGGTCGAGTTGGACGTCGCGCCATGCGACGCTCGCCGTGCTCGTGCGCGACTCCTCGACGACGTGCTCTCGCTTCGCTGCGTCGTCATCGTCTGCGAGCGCGTCGACCGTCAGATGCGCGAGCTCGACATGGAACGCCTCGAACGCGCGCGAGACTGACATCGCGCGGTCCGCGGCCAGGTCGTTGTACTCGCGCAGCGCCTCGCCGCTCGAGAGGCCTGCGGGCTTCTGCGACGTGGCCGACATGCGCGAGACGCCGGGCAGGTCGTAGGACTGCTGCACCAGCTGGCCGAAGAAGTTGAACCACTCCGGGCCGACGGCTGTGGGCACGTCGACCACGGGCGGCTGCGTGCCGCTGTACTCGATGATCTGGCCGATGGTGCGGTCCATCTTGATCGCGCTTGGGTTGCTGCCCTTCTCGACGAACACGCGCGGCACCGCCACGCGGTTAAGCGCGCGCCGGATGCGCTGAAGCGTGTAGGTGATCTCGCCCTGGAGCGCCGCGACCTCTTCGGCCAGCGAGTAGCCCCAGAACCCTTGTGTTCGCGATGCCCAGCGGAACACGGCAATCGGGAAGCGGTCGCGCGTCCACGGCCCATCACAGATCACCGCGTCTTCGGTGCAGAGCACGTGGCGCCCCGCGTAGCGCATCACGTCGTCTTCGTCGTCGCTCGAGCACGACGGCAGGCGCCACGCCTCGTACACGCGGATCACGTCGGCCGCGCTCGCGCCCTCCTCGCGAAGCTCGGGCGGGTCGCCTGGCTCCCACGAGATCGGCTTGGCCTCGAGGATCATGCGCCCGAGCTTGCTGCGCGGACTGATCTCAAACCGCTTCATCAACACGCCACGATCGACGATGTCGGCGCGGTACATAGTGCGGGGCTTCTCGTTGCGGCCCTCGATGGCCGACACGACGATCGAGAGCGCGTCGACACGCTCGAAGTGCACGCGGCCCTCGTAGCTGTAGACGTGCACGAAGCCACACTCGTCGATGCACGCATCGCGGAACGCGCGGAGCGCCGCCTCGTTCGCGCGACCGTCGCGAAACACGGCCTCGAGGAGCCGGTTCGCGCGCAACGTGCGGTCTCGCTCCGAGAAGCGCGCGCCGCTCGTGAGGAAGGTCGGCTTCGGACGCTGCCGCGCGCCCACGAGAGCTTGTGCGGTGTCGACCACGGAGCGCAAGACGTTGAACGTCAACCGCGGCTGCGCCAGCGTCGCGACGGCGCGATCGAGGATCGCCGCGTCGACCGCTGCCGTCTGCGTCGAGAGCGTGTCGCTCATGTTCTCGTAGAGCGAGCGGTGCGACAGCGCGCGTGTCACGTGGCGCTGGTGGTAGCTCTGCGAGCGGATCTGCCGAACGACCTGCGTCATCTCGCGCGCGACCGCGTCGCTGTTCTTCGGCTCTTCCCACCACGGCGTTCGCGGTTCCATGATCACCAGTCCTCGTCTTCGTCGTACGCGGAGAGCGCACGGATGCGGGCCTCTTCAAGCTCGGCCTCGAGACGTTCCGCGCGTTCGTCGGTCGTCGGGGGGCCTGGCGGCAGCGTAGCAGCCCACGCGTAGCACTCACGCCACCCGTACAGAAGCGCGTCCGTGAGGTGGTCCGGGAAGCTCGGGTCGGCGTCGAGGCCGTCGGAGTCGTAGCGCAACGACTCCAGCTCCCACACGAGGTGGCGCTCCTCGCCGTCGACCGTCTCGGCGCTGCGATGCTGACCCTCGATCAGCACGAGCGCCGCGCGCTCCAGCTCGCCGTTGATCAGCCGTCGCGCGCCGGCCTTGTCCCGCTTCTCCGCTGCTCGAGCGGCTTCGCCGAACCTGCGTTGGAAGTCCCGCAGGTACCCAGCGCCGAGGGCGCCCGCGTCCACGATGATGCGCTCGATCGGGTACACGTCGCGCGTGCGCGCGATCTCGTCGCTCGTGCGCTGCGGCGAGCCGCTCGCCATTGTCCACGAGCGCACCACGTAGACCGTGCGCGCGGTGTCCGCCCACGCGAGCACGACGAACGCCGTCGTCGGCTTCTCCTCGCTCGCGCCGAGATCGACCGCGAGCACGTAGTGCCAGCGCGCGCGACCGACGCTCGGCAGGCCGGAGCGCACGTTGCGCGACCTGCTGAACCCGAAGTAGACGCGCCCCGCGACGACGTCTTCCCACGAGCCTTCTCGCAGCTGTGCGCGCGTGCGCGAGTCGAGGAGCGCGAGGTTGCCTTCGTACTGCGCGCGATCGAGGTGCGGGTTGTCGTCGAGCTTCGCGGGCACGAACGGCCTCGAAGCGTCTGGTGCCACGACGAAGCGGCGCTTGACCCACGCGTGACCGATGCCGCCAGGGTTGCCCGCGGCGCGCATGCGGAGCGGGACGCGCGAGCCTTCGCGCCGACGCACGCGCGAGAGCAGGTAGAGGTATTCCGGCTCGCGCCACTGCCCAAGCTCGTCGATGCCCACGAACTGGTATTCAGCGCCCTGGTAGGCGCGCTCTATGTCGGCGAGGCTCTCGGCGTATCCGAACGTGATCGTCGCGCCGGATGGGAACGTCCAGCGCCGATCGATCTCGCGCCACGTCGCGCCCGTCGGCGCGAGCCACTTCGCTAGGCGGTCCATGAGGGCGCCAGGCTGCCGCAAGTCGGGGAACGTGCGCCGAAGCAAGAGCGCCGAGCAGCCCGGCCGGTCGGCGAACTGAAGCGCCGCCATGAGTAGCGCATCGCTCTTCCCGCCGCCCGCGGCGCCGCCGTAGAAGGCCTCGCGCGTGTCGAGCTCCAAGAACCTTCGCTGCGGGTCGGTCGGCGCGTGCGGGCAGTAGGGCACGCGGTCGAGCACCGCGCACGGGCGCACGTCGCGAAGGGCGCGCTCAAGCGCCTCCACCTCGTCGGCCAGCGCGCGGAGGTCGGTCACGACGAGATCCACCGCGCAAGATCGCGAGCGACCTTCGCCCCCGCGATCTCCATCGACGTGAGCGCGCGCGCCGCCGTCTCGTAGTCACCGAGCTCGACGTGGTGCGCGACGAGCGCGGACTCGCTCCGGCAGACCACGGCCGACGAAGCGAGGGCGAAGCCGGGCCACGACAGCCGCTCGGCGCTCCGCGCAGCCCACAGCCGATCGATCTGCTCGGCCGCACCGGACACGTCGAGCCACCGCGGCGCGGAGGTCATTCGGCCTTCGGCTCCACGAAGCACTCGACCACGCGCAACGTGCCCGCGGGGATCACCGTCGCGCCTCGGATGCCTCGGAGCACGATGGAGCCGGCCGGCCCGAACTCCGCGATGGCGCGCTCGTGGTGCATCTCGCGCGTCCACGCCGTGAGCGTCGAGCGATGTTCGTCGGGGAACCGGATCGGCGTGGTGAACTCCACGCGGGAGATCGGCTCACCGATCGTGCGCTGCGGCTTCTCGGTCTTCTCGGACATGTGGCTCCATGACTGCGAGCATCCACCCCAGCACGGGATCGTGGTGCACGCGCTGATCCGGGCGCTTCGGTGCCCGGCATGACGCTCTGATCTTGCCCTCGATGCCTGCCGCGCGCACGAGGTCGCGCTGTAGGCCGCTGCGACGCACCGCGCGCCGCGTGTAGGCGTAGTGCACGACGGGCTCGTGCGCGTCGATGCACAGCCACGCGAGCACCGTGATCGCATCGTCGACGGGCGCCGCGACGAGCACGCGCGAGCGCGCGAGCAAGCGACCCGCCTTCGCCCGCAGCGCGTCGAAGGTGCGGTCACGGCCGCCAGGAAGCGCGGTGTGCTCTTCCTCGCTCTCGACCCACGTGGAGAGCACGTAGGCCCGGTCGCTCTCGCGCATGTCGCGAAGCGTGATCACGCCACGCTCAGCTTCGCGCGGAGCGCCTCGAGGCGCGCCATGAGTTCGGCCTCGGTCGCGATCTTCTGCTCGCTCACGACGGGGCCGCCTTCGGGGCCGCTGACCTCAACCTTCGACGGGAGGTGCCATCGCTTCGGCGCGATGCGCTCGAGCATCCATCCGGCCGAGCTTGCGATCGGCGTGCCCTCCGCAGCGAGCGCGACGGCATCGCGGCACAGCTTCGCCTCAAGGGCCGCTCGCGCCCGCACGATGACGTCGGCGTCTGGATCCGCGCGGTCGATGGCATCGCGCACGGTCTCGATGGACACGCCCTCGAGCACGCACGCGGGCTCCATCGGCGTGCCCTCCTCGATGTGCTTGGCGATGGCCGCGGCGTGCTCGCGCCACGGGTTCCACGTGCGTTTCGCGCGCGAGGCGGTGTCCCGCTCGGCTCGTGTCGCCTTCTCGCTCATCGTGTCCTCGCCCGCTCCACGGTCCACACGATGCCGTCCGCAGAGCGCCAGCGTGCGCCCTCCGATGCGGAGTGGTTGCGCGTCACGTCCACGCACACGCCGCAGACGATGCCGCTCTCTCGCACCTCGACGCCGGACGCGTTCATGGTGCCCGGCGTGATCACATCGCCGCAGACGCTGCACACGTACTCGCTCACTCCTCGCCCTCCGCATCCCACCTGCACCGCCAGACGAGCGTGACCCGCCCATCGCGCGCGACCTCACGCACGACGACGGACCGCGCTCGCACGGACACCCGCGTCAGAGGGTGCCCCGGCACGAGATCGGCCCGCCAGTCGCCGGGGTCGAGGTGCGCCGTCCGCTCCATCCCCCGACTCTACTCGGTCGGCTGCACTCTGTCGAGCGCATCCCACGTGACCGGCGTCGCCCGCGCCGCCTTCGCTCGAGCAGCCCTCAGCGCCCGCGTCACGGCCGCCCTGACCGCCGTGCTCGCCGTCTGCCCCGTGAGGCGCGCAAGCTCCCCCACGTCGGCCCACTCGGCCGGGGAGAGCCTGACCCGTAGTTCGGTGGCCCGCAGGTCGCTCGCGCCCGCCTGGGGCCGCCCACGGCCGCGCGTGTGCACCTCGTCGCCTCGGGCGGGGCATCGCTCGCCGGCCACGTACTCGCCGCCGCAGGCCCTGCACGTCGTCATGACTCGCCCTCCTGCCGCACCTCGCCAGTACCGCCACACCGTGGGCACTCTCCGAGGTACTCACCCTCCGAGTCGCACGCCGAGACGCCTCCGGAGCCGCCGCACTCGGGGCACTCGACCCACTCCGCGTCATCCGGCTCGGCCGCGTCGTAGGCGGCCTGCGCGCGCCGCATGCGGTCGGTCACGACTGCACCTTGCGCGCCGCGTCGTACACGCGCTGCGCCCGTGCGGTCCCGAGATGGTCGATCGCGCGCACGACGACGAGATCGCCGGCCTCGCGCGACGCGCGGTACCACCCCTCGATCTGACCTCCGGGCACCGAATCTGCCGCCGCGAGGCGCTCGTCGTCCTCGCAGTCCTGCTGTGCCAGCGCGCGGACGATCTTCTCGGCTCCCCTGATCGTGATCTTCGTCATCGTCGTCTCCTCGTGCGGCCCTGTGCCGCGATGCGCCCTGCCGGTAGCGAGCCGGCGCGATCCTCTCGGGGCGCGCATCTCCGCGTGGGCGGAGGATCGTGGTGGGTCAGGCGTAGCGGTGCTCGTGGCCGTCCGCGATCGCGACCGCGCCGTCCGTGAGCACGAGGTGGCCGGCGAGCGCCGCCTCCCACACCCACCCCGGAGCCTGCGAGACGTCCTGGCGGCGGCGCGTCGCGCTCGGGCCCCACGAGACCGTGATGTGGTCGGGGAGCGTGCCCTGCACGTCCTGGGCGAGCGCGAGGTAGCACGCGCTCACGTCGTCGATCTCCTCGCCGGTCTTCGCGTCGGTCACGGTCGCGTCCACGATGGCGTCACGCAGGCTGCTCTCGATGGTGCTCATGTCTTGTCTCTCCTCGCGTCGGGCTCCGTGCCCGTCGTCTTGAGGAGATTATTATTCGTCGCGACGAGAAACGCAAGGCCCGGACGGTCGATTTTTCCAACTTTCGCCGAAGTGTCCGAGACGACTCAGGTTTTTCTGTCTGTCGCGATGTACCTGCGGCGCCATCGCTTGGACCTTGGCGCGCTGGCGTCGGATGTGGCCCGCTTCTCCGCAGCCATCTCGTCCGGAAGCGCGGCGATCGCCGCCTCGATGGCCGAGAGCCGGAACCACTCGCCGCTCGTGCGATGAGCCTTGAACCGCTCGTGCATCGCGAGCTCGAGCGCGTGACCTCCGCGGATCACGCGCAGGACGCGCAGCGGCGCGGGACAGCCGGTGCGCAGCCCCTTCAAGCGCATTCCAAGGTCCGACGCCCACCCGATCTTCACGGCATCAAGGCCGACCGCCTCGACGAAGTAGACCACCTCTCCTGACGTGTACGACATGCGCCCACACCTACGCACACGCGACCACTTCACCTCACACCGTGCGACATGTCGCGTCACTGTCGCCGGAGTCACCGTTCGGCGCCTGCCGACGACGTCTCGACCAGCATCGCCGGGAGTCCCGAGCCCAGAGCAGAGCCCCCCTACCCCCCGTGCGCCACACTGTCGCGTGTCCGTTTTGACACGATGCAGTCTTGCGCACGTGACCCGTGCCGACCTCGCCCGGTGGCAGGGGGCCCACGTTCCGGCGCGGCGCACCGCGCGTTGCTCCAGGACGGCCGCTATTCGCTGCTCGTCGTGGCGTGGGGTTCGGTAGGGGGACTCTTCAGATCGCCGGTCTGCCCGTCGCCCTGTCGCGTCGCCCGGCCACCCTCGAGACGGTGGTTCCGACGAACCTCGCACACCTCGGAAACAGCCGCAATGTGAGCCGTTCTGCTACATGTGTGCGTCACGACCGACGTCACGCGTGACATGCGGCGTGACTCACGCGTGACCGACGCGGGCCCCGGAAACGAAAACGCCCACCAAGCGGGCCTTGGCGGGCGGTTCCGTGCGCCACGAGAGGGGAGACGACGACGCGGAGGGCATCCTACCGCGTCGCGCTCCGAGGTGCCAGTCAGCGGGCCGCGATCTTCTCCTGCGCCGACACCGAGTCGCGCCATCCGAGCGTGACCGCGCGGCACGTCGCATCCGCCCACACGGCATCGTCCACGGCAAGCATCTCGCCAGCGAGCGGGCCGAACGTCGGCTTGACGAACATCTGATCTCCGCGCGTGATGTACGTGCCGAGAAGCTCCCCGTTCGCCGCCAGCACCGTTCCGCATCCGTTGTTCTTCAGCATTGTCGTCTCCTCGTGCCGCCCAACTCCGTGCTGGGCATGAGGTGATTATTTGTCGCGACACCGCAGAACGCAAGCGCGTCGCGACAAGTATTTTCTACATGGCCGGTTTCGCTCAGATTTTTCCAGACGATTCCAGCGCGAGCCGCTTGACCTCCTCGTACGGAATCCGACGCCTTGCGCCGTGCTTGACCGACCGCACATCCCCGCGCCGCACGGCCCCCCTGACGGCCTCGACGGTCCATCCCAGCACCTCGGCCGCCTGCTCGTTCGTGAGCGGCTCGTAGGCCGCCAGGGCGCGCGCGGAGGCCATCATCGCGCGAAGCGTCTGCTCGGCCTCATCCCAGCTGGGCCGGAGCGCGTCGAGCATCGCGTGGAGGCGCGTGCACCGCTCGATCGCGTCCACGGCCCCCGCGACCTCGATGCGCTGGACGTCGCGCCACAGGGCGCGCGTGTGCGCCGCGCGCAGGTCGTCCGTGCACGCGTCGATCACCCACGCTCGAGCGCGCGCCGAGTCGGCCTCGACGTCGAGCGCGGGCCACCCTGCGCGGGCCGGAGCGCGGGCCCACGGCGTCGGGTCGGGCACCCACGCGTCGCCGTGGCAGACGGGCACGCCGCGCGGCTCGACGGTGAGGCCGAGGAAGCGGACGCGTTCGAGACGCCACGCGAGGGAGTGAGGGTCGGCGATCATCGGTGCCCGTACTGCGCCAGCATCTCGGGCGATGGCTTCCACCTCGCGGCTGCGAGCCGGTCCATGATGTCGCGAGCCTCCTGGTAGGTCACGTCACCGCGCAGGCCGCACCGGATCAGCGTCTGCGCCTGGCGGACCGAGCACAGCCCGTTGCGTCGTCGGCGCGTGGCCTCGGCCAGCTTCTCCGAGGCGCTGCGGACCGTCTCGTTCTTCGCGATCGGCACGCGCAGCGCCTCGAGGCTCGCAAGCTGATCTTCGCGAACTCGCGGCACCGTCGGCGCGTACGCCTCGCGCGAGACGCCGCACACGTCATCGATCGTCCACATGCTCCGATCGATCGCGCGGTAGGTGGCCTGCGCCTGCACCATCGCGCGCGCCGCACGCTCGCGACGCTCCGCCAGCTTCCTCGCTTCCTCGGCCGCACGCTCGCGCGCCTTCTCTCGCGCCTCCATCACGGTCGCGCCGGCCGCGAGCTCTTCCGCGACCATCTTCGCGGGCACCGCGTCGAGGTCGTCGCCCTCGAAGATGTCGACCACGTGCGCGAGGTTGTGCGTCGTGTTGCTCGGATGGAAGTCGAGCACGAGACAGTCGGCCTTGCCTGGCGCGAGGCGCGTCCCTCGGCCGACCATCTGCGCGTAGAGCGCCCGACTCTTCGTGGGCCTCGCGACGGCGACGCACGCGGTTGCGGGCGCGTCGAAACCCTCCGTGAAGAGAGCGCAGTTGACGAGGTACTGCACGTCACCGCGCGAGTAGTCCGCGATCGCCTTCGCTCGCACGTCGGGGTCGCTGCCACCGTCGAGGCTTCGCACCTTGGCCGCGCCGACGTAGCCCGCGAGCACCTCCGCAAGCGCGTGCGCGGTCGCGACGCTCGGCATGAAGACCAGCGTCTTCCGCTCGCCGGCCTCGCGCACGAGCGGCGCGGCGATCGCGTGCATCGGCTCGAGCCCTTCCATCGCGCGCGCGATGTCCTCGGCCGACAGATCGCGCCCGTGCTCCTGCTTCGTCGTCCGCACACCGTCGAGGCTCACGCAGTCGAGCGGGATCAAGCGCGAGCGCACGTCGCAGAGGTACCCGCCGCGCACGCCGTCGAGGATCGTCATCGTGTAGGCCGTGCTGTCGAAGACGCCGCCGAGCGCGATGCCGTCGCCGCGGTCCGGCGTCGCGGTCACGCCGAGAACGACGGCTTCACCGAAGTGACCGAGGATCTCTCGGTACATGGTCGCGGTCGCGCGGTGCGCTTCATCGATCACGACGAGCGAGAACGCATCGCGCGGCCACTTCGCAAGCCGCTTGCCTCGCAGCGTCTGCACCGTGCCCACGACGGCGACCGACCCGAAGAGCGCGCCGAGTTTGCTCGCGCGCCGATCGCCGCTCTCGATCTCCACCGCGCAGCCCGTGGCCTCGAGGCGCTGCGCCGCTTGCTGTACGAGCTCGATGCGATGCGCGAGCACGAGCGCGCGCCGTCCGGTCTGCGCGTAGTGGCGTCGGACGATCTCGGAGAAGACCGTCGTCTTGCCCAGCCCGGTGGCGAGCACGAGCAGCGTGCGCCGTCGTCCCGACTCCCACTCTCGCTCAATGCTCGCGATTGCCTCGACCTGGTAGGGTCGGAGATCGTGCGCCTGCACTTTCGTCATGTCGTCTCCTCGCCGCGACGCAACGCGGCTGTCTGTCGTCGTCCATCTACCAGCA